CGAGTTTTGGCATAACTTAGGAAAGAAGGACAAAAAATATGTCAGAAGCTACAACAGACCCGGTAAACGTAATATATAAACTACAAAGACTACTCGACGACGGTATTCAAAACAACGGCCAAGTTTTAATGGCTGGTGGTGTTGACAGCATGGAAAAATATCAATATATTTGCGGAAAGATTCATACATTGGATCAAATCAAACAGGAACTCTCTAACCTGCTAAACCCTAAGGAGCCCGAAGATGATGACGACAAAGTCACACGCATTAGAAGATAAATATGAAGAAGAAGCTGTAATCCAGAAAGCAGCCGTTGATGAAGCAAAAAACGAACCAGAAAAAACCAACCTAGATAAGTTACCGAAGCCTACGGGCTGGCGTATTTTAGTAATGCCTTTTGCCGTTAAAGAAAAAACAGAAGGTGGAATTATTATTGCACAAGAAGCATTGGATCGAGCACGTATTGCAACGCAAGTTGGGTACGTTTTAAAGATGGGTGATCTTTGCTATAAAGATGAAGAAAAATATCCAACAGGTCCGTGGTGCGCGGAAAAGGATTGGGTGGTCTTTGCACGTTATGCAGGATCACGAATGCAAATTGAAGGTGGTGAAATACGAATGTTAAACGATGATGAAATTCTAGGGACAATAGATGATCCCGAAGAATTAATTCACGCAATGTAAATCATAGAGGAGGATAATCTATGCTAGATGAAACAAAAGACATCGACGTTGGCGAAGCTGACGAAGAAGCAACAGAAATTGATTTAGAGGCACCGGCCAAAGAAGAAGAGGCCGCTCCCAAAGAAGAAATTGTTGTTGAAGAAACAAAAGAAGAAGAAAAACCTGCTGAAGCAAAAACAGAAGAATCGAAAGATGAACTTGGTGAGTATTCAGAAGGTGTGCAAAAAAGAATAGCTAAACTTACTCGTAAAATGCGAGAAGCTGAAAGGCAAAAAGAAGAAGCGATTACTTATGCACAAAAACTAAAAAGCGAACAGGACACCTTAAAAGATCGTTATAGAAGTGTAGAAAGTACTTACACTAATGAGTTTAAAAAACGTGTTACAGGATCACTTGAAGCAACAAAAGCTAAACTACAGGCAGCTATAAATAATGGTGATGTAGATGGTCAAGTTGCTGCACAAACTGAGCTTGCGCAACTTACAATGGATGCAACGAGACTCGCAAGGTTAGAGGAAATGGACAAAGCGCCTCCAAAAAGAGAAGCCGTTCCACAACAACCTCAAACCCCAACTATGCAACCACCAAAGACGGATCCTAAAGCAGATGCTTGGGCATCCAAAAATGCTTGGTTTGGAACTGATAATGCTATGACTTACACAGCGTTTGACATACATAAAACGCTGGTAAATGAAGAAGGCTTTGATGCCAATTCAGACGAATATTATACCGAAGTGGATAAGAGAATAAGACTTGAATTCCCGCACAAATTTGGTAATAATGAGTCAACTACATCTGAACCAGTTCAGAATGTTGCAAGTGCCAAACGTCCGGCCTCAAAAGGACGCAGAAAAACCGTGAAGCTCACACCCTCACAGGTAGCAATTTCTAAAAGATTAGGTGTGCCACTCGAAGAGTATGCGAAACAATTAGCCGCGAAGGAGGTATAAGCATATGGAAAAAGATAAAATAAAAACCCCACGCGCGAGTCAAACTCGAGCTAAAACAGAAGCTAAAAAAGTTTGGACTCCACCATCTGCACTAGATGCACCCCCTGCACCAGACGGATTTCGTCATAGGTGGTTAAGGACGGAACTAATGGGAACTGACGATACTAAAAATATGTCAGGGAAAATTAGATCAGGTTGGGAACTTGTCAGAGCTGACGAGTATCCTAATGACCTTTACCCTGTTGTCGATTCTGGTAAATATCAAGGGATGATCGGCGTAGGAGGCCTTGTGTTGGCAAGGATATCTGAAGAAGTCGCGCAATCACGCGAAGAGTATTTCGATAAGATGACTCAGGATCGTGATGATGCCTTATCAAACGACGTTCTAAAGGACCAGCACCCAGGAGTGCCTATCAATCAAGAAAGGCAGTCTCGTGTAACCTTTGGTGGCTCAAAGAAATAATCTTTGATCTGCTGATTTAATCAACTAATCCTAAAAGGAGGATAAAACTATGGCAAATATAGATGCCCCTATGGGTTTTAATCCAGTTGGCAAAATCGGTAGTGGACCCCCACAAAAAGCGGGCTCTTATCAAATCACAGATGATGTGATTTTTCAGGGCGATGCAGTACAGATAGCAAGTAACACTGGTGTACTGACTCAAGCAGGCGTTGGAACAACCAACGTTGGCGTTTTTTGGGGATGTAACTTCGACGATTCAACGGGAAAACCCCAATTCAAAAACCAATCAGCAGCCGGACAAGCAAGTGAAGCGTTTGTTTATGATGATCCTTATCAAGTTTTCGAACTACAAGGAAAATCAGGAGTAAACTCTGCACAAACAGATGTCGGACGAAAAGCAGACATCGTTGTCGGAACTGGTTCAACAACAAACGGTGTTTCAGGAATGGAACTAGATACAGGAACTTTCGCAACTGGTGCAGATATTAACTGCACTGTGATTGGATTCTCTGGCAACCCTGCCAGAAATGCAGTCGGTGAAGCTCACACTCTGTATGAAGTTCTAATTAATGAACACATGTACAAATAATAGCAGGAGGACATAAAAAATGGCTATATCAAGACAACAACTAGCAAAAGAGCTAGAGCCAGGTCTAAATGCATTATTTGGACTTGAGTACAAACAATACGAAAATCAACACACGGAGATTTTCGAAACTGAATCAAGTGACAGAGCTTTTGAAGAAGAAGTGATGTTATCTGGATTCGAAAACGCTTCTGTTAAGTCAGAAGGCGCTGCTGTTGTGTATGACAACGCTCAAGAGACTTTCACAGCAAGGTACCAACATGAAACTGTTGCGTTAGCATTCGCGCTAACGGAAGAGAACATTGAGGATAACCTTTATGACAAAATCTCTACGCGTTACACAAAAGCACTTGCTCGTTCTATGGCAAACACTAAGCAGGTTAAAGCTGCAAACGTTCTTAACAGAGCGTTTAACAATGCCTACAAAGGTGGCGACGGAGTTGAACTTTGCTCTGCTGTTCACCCTACAATTGCTGGTACGTTTAAAAACGAACCATCAGTTGCTGCTGACTTGTCAGAAACATCATTAGAGCAAGCAATGATTGACATTGCTGCTATGACTGATGAACGTGGCTTAAAGATTGCTGCTAGAGGAATGAAAATGATCATTCACCCTAACCAGCAATTCGTAGCGGAAAGACTTATGAAGTCTGGTCAAAGACCTGGTACTGCGGACAACGATGTTAACGCAATGAAATCTATGGGTATGATCCCACAAGGTTTCGTAGTGAACAACTTCTTGTCTGATACAGAATCATTCTTTATTAAGACTGACGTTCCTAACGGCATGAAACACATGGTTCGTGCGCCGATTAAAACGGCTATGGAAGGTGACTTCGAAACTGGAAACGTAAGATACAAAGCTAGAGAAAGATACAGCTTCGGTTGGTCTGACCCTAGAGGAATCTACGGTTCTCCAGGTGCATAATCTTTAAGATTATAAACCTTTTAAAGGGGCGCTTCGGCGCCCCTTTTTATTTGCAATCACTACATTAAAAGCGTATATTCGGAATACTGCATATTAATTAGTTGATATAGACGCGTGCAGTCGAAAAATCTCAATACTATATTGACGTAAACAGGAGACAAATATCATGGCAACTACAACTTTTACAGGGATCGTAAGATCCAATGGTAATGGAAAGAAAACAACTTATGCTGGTTCTATGCAAATGGTAGCTCAGTTCTATGTACCTTCAACTAATGCAGCGGCTGGAACAGACGCTCAAATATCTGCAACGGATACTAGACAAGTTAAACTACCAAAAGGTGCAATCATTGATTCACTTAGCTTTAAGGGAGCAGCGGCTGCTGGCGGCAAACTAGATGTTGGTTATGCAGATTTAGTTGACGGAACAACGTTTGTTGATACTGACGGCTTAGCTGACAACTTAGCAGCAGATGCTACACAAGGTAATATTCAACCGGGTGCAGCTACTGACGGTGCATCGCTTGGGGTAATAGAAATGACTCACGATGTTAAAATCGTCGCTGGTGTTGCAGCAGCTGGTCAAGCTGGTACTTTAAGTGGTACTCTTTTTTACCATATGGTAGATGATGGTGAAGAGTCGAACTCAGGTACTGACGGCTTAACAGCGTAACTTAAAAATTAACTAGGGGCCTTCGGGCCCCTAAGTATAGGAGAAAAATATGTCAGTAGGCGGAGGATCATTTACATCAGATCAGGTCGTAAAACACGCAGCAGCAACTGGTGGTTTATATACAGGACGTTCTAGAGTCACATCTATTTCTTGTGCAGGTGTTGCAGCGAGCACACTCACACTTAGAGACGGTGGTGGATCAGGAACAGTCAAAGCTGTTTATAAATTTGGAACAGAGGGCTTAAGTGTTTTTGTTCCAGGCAGTGGAATTTTATTTAAGACTGATGTTCATGCAACAATTACAGCTAATGCTAACGCAGGGGTTACTGTTACATTAACTACGTAAGGGAGATATAAATGGCGACATCAGGAACTACTGTTTTTGAGAAAACCCTTTATATCGACGAGGTTATCGAAGAGTCTTTTGAACGAATCGGTATGGTCAATGTAAGCGGTTATAAGATGAAATCGGCACACCGTTCTTTGAACATTATGCTTCAAGAATGGGCTAATAGAGGTTTGCATTATTGGGAAATAGGCAACACTTTAATTAATTTAGTTCAGGGACAAGCCGCTTATAATTTTTACAGATCATCAGGAGATGGGACTTCTTCTCCAGTATTAAACCCTGATAACTCTACTACATTATATGGAGTTGATGATATTTTAGAAGCTGCTTATAGACGAAATAACGCCGCTACAAACCAAGCTGATTCTGCATTAACTAAGATATCTAGATCAACATATAATGGTCTAAGTGCTAAATTAAATCAATCAACACCTTCACAGTATTACGTACAAAGATTTTCAGATAATGTAGTAGTTAATCTTTATCCGGCACCTGATGCAACTGCGGCATCTAATTATGTTTTCATGTATTATATAAAACGTATTCAAGACGCTGGCGTATATAGTAATGTTGCTGATGTACCTTATCGTTTTGTGCCTTGTATGATTGCAGGACTTGCATACTACTTGTCACAAAAATATAAAGTAGAATACATTCAAAATTTAAAACTTATATATGAAGATGAACTAAACCGTGCACTAACGGAAGATGGTTCTGCTTCATCAACTTATTTAACACCACAGGCTTATTACCCAAATGTCTAATTTTGCACGCGGAAAGAAATCTTTAGCTATCTCAGATAGAAGTGGTATGGCCTTTCCATACAGAGAAATGATGTATGAATGGAATGGTTCTTTTGTTCATAGTTCTGAATGGGAACCAAAACATCCACAACTAGTAGTGAGAAGATTAGTCGGAGACAAACAAGGACTAAGAGATTCAAGACCTGCTCGTACAGAACCAAGAGTTGCAAAACTTTTAAATTCCAATCCTTTTGTTTCTTCAACTCCAGGCGACCAAAATCTTTATCTAAACGAACCTGACCATAACTTAGAAGTAGGCGACATTGTTCGCTTTAGAGGTTTATCAAACGGCTTTACATCTTCTGCACCAAGTACAGGTTGGTTAACAGTAGCTTCGTTAGAAGCAGCGGACGGCTTTACAGTTAACAGTGTAACTGACAGCGATAACTATACTGTAAATCCAGCTTATGATGCTGAAACTTGGCTTGCAAAAAATTGTAATCCTGGAACTACAACTCTTTATATTGATATGGATGGAGTGTTAACAAGTTATTATCAAGCAATTGCAACTTACAATAGTTTGACTGATTGGTTTCCAATGACTTGGGCAATGCAAACAGCAACAATCACTGCACAAGCTGCAAACTTTTTTACAAACTTAACTAAGCTAGCAAGAGCTGACGCATTAATCAATGCAGCTATTGCACAAAATACAACTTATTATATTTTAACAACTGATACTGGATCAGTATCTTTAAATAACCAAAAGAGTAGCTGGATATCTACTAACTATTCTGGTGCATTGGCTCCAGTAAGTGTTCTCTTTGCAACTGGCGGTACTAAAGCTCCTTATGGTGGAGCTAATAAATTATTGGTTGACGACACACAAAAATACATAGATCAGTTTTCAGGAGCTGGTGGATTAACATATAAATACTGGCAAAGTCCTGGAGCTATGTCAGCTGGGGGTGGACTTGTATCATCGGGTCCTGTAACATTGTCGCCATGACCTACGCAGAAATGATTCAAAATATATTGTCTTGGACAGAAACAGATAGTGCAATCTGGACTAATTCAGCAACTAATGATTTATTAGATGAACTAATAAGAATGGTTGAATTTAGAATCTTTAGAGATATAGAGATTCCAGCTGATCTTGCTTATGAAACTGCAACAGTTGCCGCTCCAACAGCGGCTCCGGGAAACCAAGCTAATCCATTGGTTGCTATGCCAGGAGCAAACTTAACTGATTTCTCTAGTATTAGATATGCTCAGATATACACTGAAACTGGAGGTATTCCAAACGAGAGACATTTCATGACAAGAAAAGACTTGTCTTATTTAATAGAGTATTGGCCGAATCGAACAACACCTGCTGGAACAGGAATTGTACCAAAGTACTTTGCGGTTTGGGACCAACAAACAATATATATTGCACCTTCACAAAATCAGGCTTATAAGGTAGAATTGGCTTTGGTTAAAAAGCCAACTAGTTTGGTGGATATGAAAGCAACATCCCCATACACAACGTGGTTAAGTGTAAATGCTCCACGCGCCCTTTTATTTGCATGTCTTTCCGATGCATTTAAATTCTTAAAAGGCCCTGCTGAAATGCTACAACTTTACGAACAGTCATATCAACTGGCGTTACAAGGATTAGCAACTGAGCAACTAGGTAAGAAAAAACGTGATGAATATAGGGATGGGGAACTAAGGGTACCTATTCCGTCTAATAACCCTTAAGGAGAAAAATTATGGCAATATCACAAGCAGTATGCAATGTGTTTAAACAAGAACTGTTAAAAGGAAATCATGACTTTGACGGTGGCGCTACATACAAAATATCGTTATATACTTCTTCTGCAACTTTAGGTGCGACCACAGCAAATTACACAGCGACTGCTTCAGATAACCAAGTAGCAAATGGTAGTGGATACACAACAGGAGGCGCGGCTTTATCAAATCCGGCTGTTGTTGGTGGTTCTTCTGCTTCAACTGCGTATGCTGACTTTGATAATATTTCATGGCCAAGTGCAAGCTTTTCAGCTGCAGGCGGTTTGATGTATCGTTCAGATGGTCCTGCTCCTACAAATGATGCAGTAGCAGTATTAAGTTTTGGTGGAACGTTCACAGCGACTAATGGTACTTTTACAATTCAATTCCCAACTGCGGGTGGTGGTTCTGAGATTCTAAGACTGACATAAGGAGCAAATCTAAATGGCATTTGTTCTTAATGATCGGGTTAAAGAAACCAGCACTACTACAGGCACAGGAGCGATCGCTCTAGGGGGAGCTGTAGCTGGATTTGAAACATTTGCTTCTGGAATCGGTAATAATAATCTTACTTATTATGCTATTTTTCATACAACCTTAGGAGAGTTTGAAGTTGGTGTTGGAACCTTAGATGGTACTTCTGCTAACTTAGCAAGAACTGAAGTTATTTCTTCATCAAACAGCGATAACGCTGTTAATTTCTCCGCTGGAGCCAAACAAATATTTTGTACACAGCCCGCTTCACGGGCCGTGTACATTAATAATGCGGACTCCGTATCCTTATCATCAGGTGTTTCTGCAACTGGCAACAATGTCGCCGTAGCGGGGACCGTGGATGGTCGAGACGTAAGCGCAGACGGAACTAAGCTTGACACTGTTGAAACAAACGCTGATGTAACTGATACGAGTAACGTAACATCTGCTGGTGCGTTGATGTTGACTGGTGGCACGATGACTGGCTCAATAATTCACAATGATGATGTTAAAGGTATTTATGGATCCTCAAGTGATGGGCTTGAGATATTTCACGATGCGTCGAACAGTTATATAAAAGATACAGGTACAGGAAATTTATATATTGAAGCCGATGATCAAATTCTTCTTAGAAGTATTACGAGTTCTGAGAACTTTGCTACTTTTAATATTAATGGAGCGGTTGATTTATATCACAACAATGTAAAAAAGTTTGAGACTACCGCAACAGGAGTCACAGTAACCGGAGCAATAGTTGGTGACACCGTTTCAGGTAATCCAGTTAGTTCTTCTATTGCTAGTGATGACTTATTAGCAGTTTACGACACATCAGGATCAGCTATTAAAAAAGCAACTATTGCTAATGTCGCGGCACAAGGACCAGCAGGTCCAACTGGTAGCACAGGTCCAACTGGTACAGCAGCTGGATTTGGAACTCCAACAATTTCTACAGGTTCACCTATTGCAGTAACTGCATCTGGACCTGATACAGCAAAAGTATTTGCATTTACTATTCCAGCCGGTGCAACCGGACCGACAGGCCCTACTGGCCCTACTGGTCCCGCCGGGCCGACAGGTAGTACTGGTCCAAACGGGCCTACAGGCCCTACTGGTCCAGCCGCAGGCTTTGGAACACCAACAGCAAGCACAGGTCCTATTGGGATTGTAGCTAGTGGTCCAGATACAGCTAAGATTTTTGCATTCACAATTCCAGCAGGAGCAACTGGCCCTGCTGGTCCTACAGGTGGTACTGGCCCTGCTGGTCCTGCTGGTCCCGCCGGATCTACTGGTCCTACTGGCCCTGATGGGCCTGACGGCCCTGCCGGTCCTTCTGGTGGTACTGGTCCAACCGGCCCTACTGGCCCTACTGGTCCTGCTGGTAGTACTGGCCCTGCTGGTCCAACCGGTCCTTCTGGCCCAACCGGTCCTACAGGTCCTACAGGTGGTTTTACAACAAACTCAAACGCACAGGTAAATAGTTTAGGTGTAAACACAGCAGGTTCAGGAACTGCTGGTGAAATCCGAGCGACCTCAAACATCACCGCTTATTATTCCGACCCAGCGTTAAAGAACTTTGAAGGTAAAATTGATAATGCATTGGATAAAGTAAAAGCATTATCTGGTTATTATTTTACTGAAAACGAAAAAGCTAAAGAACTTGGTTACAATAATGATCGTAGACAAGTTGGTGTTAATGCTAAAGAAGTTGAA